TGAACGTAGTTGTTCGTACCGGAGAACGCTGTGCCACCGTTAAAGCTAACAGACAGATACGAGTTTGCAACAGTGGAGTTAAAACCACCCCCGACTGTTGTTATTTGACCCGTGCCCGATGCGCCAGTACTGGTCAAACCAGTGGCTGCGAGCGCGTGGTTAATCATGGCCGATCCCACCATGACAGCCGTTGTTCCAGACCCAGCAGAGCGCAACGTGCCCACAATAGTGACCTTACCCGTATCCACCGCAGCAGTACCGGCAGCAAACGTCATCGTGCAAATGGATGCATCCGCAGTTGTGCCAGCAGTACCAAAACGTATGTTGAATATCGGCGTTGCAGTACCCGCTGCCGTCTTTACCATATCGAGTTCAACGATATACTGGATACCGGCAATGGTTACGCCGGAAGGCAACAGGATTGACGAACCCGCCAACAAGGTGTCCGTGGCGTAACCAGCAGATACCGTCGAGGTGCTGTTGTTGAAAATGACGGGTGGTGTAGAGGTTGCAGTAAACCCCGCGCCTTGTGCGTCGTGATGCGTCCAGTTTCCAACGTCATCACAGATTAGATTTTCGCCAGCCTTAAGCGTAACCCCCATCAGGTCAACGGAGTTGGTGCCGTCAAAATGCTGCACCGTGACTTGACATGAGGTCGTAGCGTTGTTGTTGGTAATGCTAATCAGCTTGACGTTACGCTGCGTAGACGCTGCTGGCGAGGCCACAATAGTTGTGGTAGTCGCCGTAGATATATTTGTGTTGGTGCGTAACGGTGTGATAGAACCGGATGCGTTGTCCACATATGACGCATGAACGGTGATAGTAGAAACCGATGCGCCGGTAACAACGCGGATAATGTCACTAGTTGACGTTAGCAGCAGCATCTTGCAAGCTCCTCAGTTCTTGACGCAGCGCTTCTTTTTCGGCGTTTATTGCGGCTACACGAATGGTGTCACCTTCGGCCAAAGGCCGAATAGACTTCCAGTCCAACTGTATCAACAAAACATAGATTTCAGCTTCACGATCCATCATGCGCCCAAAACAAATTAACCCGCAAGACTGAACGTATAAGTTACGTTCAGAACGTCGCCTGATACCACCGAACGATCACCGGGTGAGGAGAAATCCGCTGCGGAGAACAGCGTCCCAGTCGTGCCACCCTTGGTGTTGTTGCTCGTCAAAAACGCACCGCCAATCGTAGTCGTACCGTTTATGGAAAAAACGGCCTTACTTGCTGAGTTAGTAACTACCGAAGGGTTTGCAGTGGTAGCAGTGGCAAACGTAGCAGTTTGGCGCACGGCTTCAGAGTATGTCGTGTTCTCAGTCCACCCGGCATGGGAAGACATCGTATCACCAGCAGCAGGATTATTGGATGCCGCCGCGCCATACAATCCTACATACCACGTCGTGATTTGCGCAACGCTAGTAAGCGCAGTGCCAGCCATATACTGCAAGCCCACGTTGACTACCAGATTTTTAGACTCGACAGACCACTTCAAGTTGTTGTCTTTGTCAAAACACTCAACAGTAAATTTGCCCGTTGCACTGGCAGCTTCGGGTGCGCTGGTACCCCTAATAACAGCAGCGGTGGGGGTGTCTAAGGTTTTTGCAATTTCCATTGGCATGATTAACTCCTTTACTTGAATCTCAAAAGTGCCGCCGTTGATGTGTTCTCGGGCATCTGCACGGTGAAAGTATTTGCACAAGTCTTATCGGCCCCAAAATCCAACACAGCAATAGACTTGTTTGACTTGCTTGCGTTGTAAATCAGCGCCCCACGGCACGTAAATACCGCAGGGTTCCACACGGCGTTATCAAAGTCTACGTAGACCGTGCCATTTGACGCAGTGCTAATTGCTACCCCAGTAAGGACAATACCCCCAGCGGAGTATCCTGTGCCCGTGGTTTCATTAGTGGACGAGTACGCAGTTGTGTCGGGGCCAAGGGTTGCAAACGCGGTATATAACGCGAGCTTAAGCGTGTCCGTCTGAAGATCATGTTGACCTAACAGAATCTGCTGTTTAAAACTCGTAGTGAGGGTTTGCTGGATGGGCATCAGACCACCTGAACACGAATCTGACCATCACGGTAAGCGTCCATACGTTGTTTGCCGTCACCCAGTTGCTTGAGAAGAACCATCGCACGGTCATACATACTTTGATACAGCGCCACCATATCGGCTTCACCTTTCATGTAACGGATCGCCTCAACAAGTGTGCCGTTAAGTAGCGCGCTGTCAAAGTTGTCTCCAAGCCAAGTCTGGCCCGCCGTGACAATAGACTCAGGATAGTAGTAATAATGAAGTTCAGCGTAGTACTGTTGATCTGGCGTAGGGCCAAGAATAAACGTTAACTCATTGGGAAGCGCCGAATTTGGGCCAAAGATGGCGTAGTGCTCAGGCTCACCTGTAGAAGCCGGGTTTTTGTACGCTTCCCGGATGAAGTTCACATCCTTATTGAGCAGGTACTTATAGTCCCCTTGGAAAGTCACCGTACCTGACACGGTACCGCTATTGGGCACCGTCAAAGAAATAGTCGTGCCATTGATGCGACGCACCGCCGCCCCCGTACCAATACCGGTACCGGATACTAACTGCCCAACTTCAAGGTTGGTGGCGCTTGCCACCGTTATCGTTAGTTCCCCGGATACCCCTGTGGCAGTCGTAGACGCACTGAGATACAACGCAAGCGAATACACCGAAAGAAAATCTGCGGGGGTGGACAAATACTTGTTGTTGGTCGTCAATGTCCCCGTTACGTTTTTACGTAACGAAGGAAGCTGCACCGTATTGTAGATTTTCTGTTCAGCTTGTCTTATAAACATATTCATGTCATCCGTGGGAAACGTGTTCTCACAGATGTCACAAACAAACTGAACGAGTTCGGTGTACGTCATTTTTTATCTCACGCCATAGGGCCGCGAGCCATTATGCCTTTGGTTGCCGCGCCCGCACCACGAATCTTAATGCCGCTGGTCTTGGCTTTATCGGGGTAACCTGCACCGGGGGTAGCCGCCGCATCGCGCGGTTTGGCATCCTGTTGGGGAGGTTTGTATTTAGGATTAGGTTTAGCGTTCATGCTAGCTCCCACGGGAAGCGCTGCGTTGGTTCATCGCACGCGCCAAGTTACGCCCATATTTCTTCATGTTAAGGCTGGTCACACCGCCTTTGGCGAACTTATGCATGCGTTTCTCATGCGCTTTTACTTCGGTATCGGCTATCTTCTTAACTGTCTTCTTATCCACGTATAACTCCTTATGTCGTAACAATAGTCACTGTACCGACCTCTGACAACGACACCAAATAGTTTGGCGTCAACCCATCATCATACAGCCGCGATCCACCCACGGGGTTCCACCCCCACTGAAATACACGACTCCCCTCGCCGGGAACGCCGTTACCGTCTTCGTTTGCTGTGCTATCAGGAAACAACTGTAACCCAGTGTACCCCGACTGCGTGTAGCTTAAATCCGGGCGCGGTTCGCGCAACGCTTGCGGATCATCCACCGGGTACATACCCAACTGTAATTGGGGTTGATCGGGTTCCCAACACTCCGGGCAAACTTTAATCGACACCTGCTTGGTTTTGATAATCAGCTTTTTTAAATCTTTCAACTGAAACCGGAAGCCACAGCGATCACACTCCGCAATTGCTTTCTTGCCTGCGGCAAACCTGTTCCCCATGATTATCCACCAATAAAGTATTGGCGGGGAACAAAACGATCCGGGGCTTTTTCACGATCCTCCCCTGCGGCAAGCGCAAACTGCTGTTCGTAGACTGCCTGAAGCATTTCAAGACGCGGGCCACCCTCGGGAATCTTCATCGCCACATAATAGGCCAATCCCGCCACCAAACACGGCAAAAAGCGAAACGGCATGTCTCCCGTCTCAATACCATCGCCAGCGTTCTGCACGCGGCGCATGCGGAAATACGTGAACTGGTAATACGGGTTATCAGTAGCGCCTTGATCGGGCACAGGCCACACAACAACCGCAGGGAGTTGTTGCCAATATACCGTAGCACCTGTGGTATGCGAAGCCGCCGTTGTGTTAGCTTGTCCACGAAAACAATTGTTCAGGGTACCAGCCGTGCTACCCGCCGTCTGCGAAATGTAGCTGTAGTTAATGATTTCGTTGTCAATCTTTACGAACCCAAACGCAGGTAAAGAAGTTACATCGTCAACCGAAATGGTCGTAGCCGAAGAAGAAATTGAAGCAGAAAGCAAAGAATCCACCGGATTTACTTTACCTGACATCCGTTGGATCATCACCTGAATAGGTCTGGCTTGGGTTAACTTGTTTGGGATTGTCGCGTAGGTGGACACACTAATACGTGTGATCGTAAGATCAGACTGGTTTGATTGGCTGTTTGCGTAGGTACGAATCTGATGTTCCAGCAGATCAATCGTATCAGTAGGAAGCGGATAGCAGAACTGACCTTGCACGAGGTTGATCGTGCCCGGCTCAATAGTCCACATATTGATGCCGCGATTAGCCCACTCAATCGTAAGCAGGTTCATCGAACGGCGAGCAGTACGCAGGTCATAGCCAGAACGCAACTCACGACCAGCCCGCTCAAAAGCTTCCTCAGCGATCTCCGTGAAGTTCAAATCAAAGTTGGCTACGCCCGTGGTGCTCATCTAGCGATACCTCGCCGTCTTCTTTGCAATTGTCTTGGGTTGGGCCACAAACTGCTTACCTTGCGCCTTACCCGCACGTTTAGCGCGAGTTGTAGCGGCATACTCGGCAGGGGTTAAAGACTTAATCGCATTCTCAGGCAAATACCGCTCCCCCGTCTTGCTCGACGGTTTACCAGACTTGGTACGCCACTTCTGTGCCGTCCAGTCCTTGAGCGACTGCTGAGGAGACTTCAATCCTTGTACCCTCCACCCTTAGCTCTGTATTGCTTTGCCAAGAGTTGTGCTTTTCTCGCGCTCCATTGACCTGCACCCGTGCCTTGCACAGCGCGGGATTTAATCGATTCAAAGAGCGACTTCCGCATGCCCGGTTTAGTATAGTTCCCGGCCTCGTTGACCTTGGATTTTACTGCGCCGCCCGCCTTAAAAATACCTACCGGCTCAAGAGCATCCTTGCGGAGTATCTTTCTGCCTCTGGGCATCTTGTCGGGATTAACGGCCCCCATACCACGACTAAACCGCACGATATCAGCACCCGCCGCGAGTCATACCACCCCGGTTAAGGAGCATGCCACGGGTCTTACCACGTTGAGCAATACCATCAGCACGAGACGACGCAGAGCCACCTTTAGCGTATTTCTTAGTCATACCACCCCGCTTCATGGTCTCGCCTTCGTACATCTTCTCGGCGCGTTTATACGCAGTCTTGGAGCCGCCCGTGGCTTTACGCTCGGCGCGTTCTTCTGCTTTGGTCTCTTTCCCGGCAAAAATTGCCTTCATAGGTTTTGCAGCCATATCACCACCTCTTCCAAATTTGCGGCCCTTATCGGCCTCGTTAAAGTCTTTACCTACAGACTGAGGAACCCCTACTCTTTTAGCAAAAGCAGGGTTATGCGCCACCGCCGCCATGAAGTTATGCTGCTTCTTCGAGGTAGACGGCACTAGATTACCCGCCCTTTCGTTTTGCCACGTTGCGCAATACCATCTGCGCGCTTGGAAGCGGAACCTACAGAGCCGCCCTTGGCGTAACCCGCTTGATCGTAAGCTTCGTACGCACGTGCTGTCTCGGGGGTACCCTGAAACATGCGCTTTGCCATGCGTATATCGTCGCGCCCCTGTTTTGCAAACGTGGGAACTTTGGACATAAGAGAGTCCTGCTCTGTAGCAATACCCCGCTGCATCAAGTTACGCGCGGCATCCAAATTAACTTGCTCTTTAGGGGTCGGCCTGCGGTAATTCATTGGCATTTTTAACTCCTGTGTGCTTTTGTTAAGTCGTCGATCTTCGCTTCAAGGCGTTTAAAACCGTCATCGAAACGCTCTACAATACGGTCAACTTTGTCGTCAACTTCTTTGCGAGTAATATTCTCACGCGCTATTTCTTCGCGGGTGCGATTAAGCAAAACACCAAACCGACTTAATTCATCTATTTTACTTTTTAGCATCATGCCCATAGCCGCCACCAGTAAAGACAGAAGCACGTTCCAAAGCATCATCTCCATGATTTAACACTTCCACGCTCGTAGAGATTTATTGATACGGCTATTTGGATCGTTAGCGGTTTTAGCCGATGTTAGTTTTTTCTTCATACCCGTCATACGAGCGCAAAAGCTGTCTCTCCGAGGGCCACCTTCAGGTTGTGGCCTTTTCAATCCGGGCTTTCCGGGGTTAGCGGCGTTATAAGAAGCGCGCCCCTTTGCGTTCAAACCCCCCTTTGGGTTTTTCCCTTCCTTCCTTTGCCACGCTGGACTCTTAGCCATTTGCCACCTTTAAATTTGCTTCTCGAATTTGCTTAAGCATTGGGCGCAACGCATCGGCCTCAAAGTCTCGACTGAACTCTTCGGTTCCAACGTGCGGTAAGCTAATCGTGGGGTCAAGAAATACCGTAAAGCCTTCGGCCCCAATACGGTCACAAAACAAATAATCTTCGCCAAAGTATTCGCCGTTTTTAACAGCAAAATCAAAAACAGCGCACTCGTATTCGTCTGTGACGTTGTTGTGATAACGCCATTCAGGATGCCGTTTAACCATATGCTCAAGCACATGGCGGCGGATCAACATAAACCCTGTGCCAATCCGAAGAACCCGAACAAGACCGTTCCCGTCAAATTCAAACCGCCCGTCCTCGTCAAAGTACATGTCCAGAAAGAACTTCCGGTCTGCACCACGGCGCGGGTAGATTCCAGCGGTTACGTCTTTGCCGTCGCTTAACGCAAGTAGCCGAAGAATTACATCCTCGGATACCACTACGTCTGAATCAATAAACAGGAGGTCTGTCGCGTCAGACTTTAGAAAGTCATGGACGATAGAGTTACGGGCCTTAGTGATAAGAGAACAGCCGGAAACCTGCGTTAGCATCAGCGTGACCCCGAGAGGCTTTACAAGCGCAGCAAGTTTTGCAAGCGCAAATGCCGTCTTAAGGTTGACCCTGCCATCATAGGCAGGTATGCCAACCATCAATTTACGGCCCCGCAGGTTTACGGAGCGCGTCTCATCAGCCATAGTACAAAGTCACTGCGGCGGAGCTACCTGTATCGCAGTAGACGCCATTGAGAGCACGAATGCCTTCGCCGGGAATGACTACCGTATGACAGCCCGCAGCAGTTACACCCAATTTAAGCAGTACGTTGCCTGAAGCGGCGGACGCGTTGTCATAAAAAATGATTGGGTTAGAACCACCTGTCGTGACAGAAATATACGCGCCCTTGATCCGCACTGGGTAATCAACCATCGCCGCGTCACTTTCCGTGTACGCGGCTTTAACATCATATTGCATTCCCATTGTGCCCCCTTATGGTTAGGCGGCAACAGCACCGTTCAGCGCAACAATAGCCCAACCAGCCGAGGTGTAAACCAAC